CCGCTCCGACACCGATAGATGGAGAGATGTAATGCCGACGTATGAATACAGATGCGAAGAGTGCCTAGCATTTCAAGAGACGCAGATTCATTTTGAAGTTGGACCTGAGTGCCCAGTATGTTATCGAACTATGAAGAGAGTCTGGTCTGCCCCTGGCATCCAGTTCAAAGGCACAGGATTCTACAAGACAGACAACCGCTAGTCTTCTAGTTCGTCTTCTTTATCTGGCAAATCATAATCAGGGAATGGTTTGAAGCCACCCAATTTGCGAATCATTCTATTGATTGCCCGCTTGTGGCGCATACGAGCAGCATCCTCAGAGCCTAAACTTAAGAGGTTAGCAATCTCCTTGAAGTCCATTGACTGAGCGTGACGCATAAACAAAATCTTTCTATCTTCCTTACCAATCTTCCAATACACATAGTCAATCTCAATCATCAACGCCATTAGATTGCCACCTTCAGCAGGGGCAGAGGGGCGACCCACTCTTCCAATGTTCAACTTGTGAGACGTAGTGAACTCACCTCTTAAGACAGGAGGAAGCACAGCCTCAACCACTTCAGCAGTGTAGTAATACAGGTCAGCCGTGTCATAGCCAACAGACTTAGCCTTCCACTTCTGGCAGTAATCTAAAGCCTGGTTGCGTAGGCTACGATAGATAAGATTCTTCGCATCCTTGGGACCCTTGGCTTCCCACTCATCTAACTTGTTAGGATGTTCAGCGAACCACTGGTAGAGCACCTGTCTTATGTCATCAATCTCGACCATATCAAACTTGCGAGAATACTCAAGAGCGACAGCATCCACTACATATTGCCAAGGTTCAATGCGTTCCCAGTTCATAGTAACTTAGTTCCCAACTTGACGTTGAGGAGTCCCACTTTCTTTATTCTGTTGTTGTTATTGGCAAACTCAGTAGTTGTTGGCAACCACTTATCGTGCCACCTCATATCAATCTCCGACTTAAGAATAGATTCAAGGTCAAAAAAATATACCCCTTGCGGGGTGTAATTTACATAGCAAGGAGTATAAGATAACTTGCCTGCTTCGGTAACAAGAAAGTCGAACTTATACTTCTCGATAAGCAGGTCATCGTAATGAGTCTTTCGTGACTTAAGTTCTATGAACAACTTGTATTCATCTGACTGACAATCAAAGCCGTCGAACTCAGACTCGGAACGAGTCAGGTCAGGATAAAACTTTTCCTTCAACCATTCAAAGAGTTCGGGCTCTCTCACTTCTCACTATCCCATTGCTGTCTTAAGACTAAGAGACCTATGATTGCGTAGTTTGCCATATCCTTAAAGGAGTCTTCAAGCGATTCGTACTGTGGGTTGGACACACCTCTGTCGACGAGGTTATTAATCCTTGCCAACTTATCGTGCATACGAACTCGCAGTCCATTGATAGGACCACCTGGTGATTCAGATATATTCTTCGGACCGTAATCAATGTGCTTCTTAAGTAGTAATGCTTGGAGTTCATCGAACGTTTGTTCTACATTCTGGACGAAAGGAGCGGAATTGACAGAGTGACTGTGAGCATTCCGCTCTCTGATTTTGTCTGCGTAATATTGTAACCCATCCCTGTTAGGTGACTTATAATCTGCCATACTTCCTCACGCTCCGCTTTCGTCAGTGTCATTAGGTTTGCTTTCCTCCAATAGTTTCTTAAGACTCGACTCGAACTTCAACATCTCGGAACCTACCACAACTTCCTCAATGAGTTCGTCTAGTACTTCACTACCAGATTCAGCAGCATAAAGTGTAACATATGTGGATTGAGTTATTTGTCTGATTTGTTCTGGTTCTTCGGCGTGTTCGTAGATAAATCTCAACAGACTTCCGACCAGTAACTTGACCCCATTGGGCAAGACTATTGCTGGGTCGAACTCGTCATCATCTTCTAGGTGGTGGTCTACCATCTCAAAGGCATTGTCAAAGTGAATGCCACAGCCGTCGCAATAAAGTTCGTGGTCATCCATTATTCAATCTTCGCTCTAATTGCTTCCGCCCCGTGGCTAATATAGAATGAGTTAACGTCTTCTCCGTCGGGGAACCCGACGACAGTAACAGGGAGTTCTCTTGCAAGTGAAGAGGCAAACTCTTTTCCTGGCTGGTCCCCGTCGGCAAAGACAAAGACTCGCTCGAAATCGGCAAGGAGTCTCGTGTAATGTTTCTTCCAACTGTTAGCCCCTGGAACACCAACACAAGGAATACCAACACAGGCAGACATAGTAAGAGTATCCAATTCACCCTCACATACACCAATGTAATCGCCAGCCCGCTCAATATCGAGAACATTATACATCTTAGTATCAGCCCCAGTGAGTCCCATATACTTAGGCTCCACCGCAGGATTGAGCGAACGGAAACGTAAATCGACAACGCCAGACTTAGTAACATACGGTATAGCCAACCTTCCTTGGTACTGCTCGTGTCCTACTTCAGGCTCTGCGACTACGCCTAATCGCGCCAGCCGTGCTATCTCCATTGGGATACCTCTGCTTTTTAGGTAGTCCTCTGCCAGAGAGATGCTTGCCGCGTACTTCTCCGCCGCCTTGCCCAACAATTCTTTCTGCGATGCGCTTTGCTTCATTGATATTCACGTGCTCCTGTCTTGAGATTATTTGTAAACTATTACCTTGGACTCCGCAAGCGAAGCATATAAAGATATTAAGGTCGAGGTTGGCACTACCACTTTGGTGCGTGTCGTCGTGGAATGGACACTTGATATTAGTCTGCCCGTGATTGCGTCGAACGTCCGCTCCGTAGTGGACGAGGACGTCTCGGATACTTGGTAAATCACTCACTGTCCCCTACTCTCTCCTGTAACCATTGGTCTAAATCTTGTACAACCCAAGCCCTATCTATGCCAGCGTTGCGACGCTTAACTATAACGAAGGCAGGTGGTTCTGTCTTAAGACCGCGAGCCTTCGCATAGTTCTTTGCTTCTACCTGAGCCTCGTCCCAGAAGGCAGGTAAGTCAATCTTCTTTCGGTTCTTAAGTTCTAAGATGTATGTCTTGCCAGCAACGACAGCGACAAGGTCGCCTTCATCTTTGGCTCCAGTCTTAGTGAGACGTTCGCATACAGCACCCATAGCCCTGAACCATTTCATTACATCGGTCTCGAACTGTGCGCCCTTGCGCCCATTAGGGTTAGCCATTACGAAGCACTCTTATCCTTCATCAGGATTCTGATTGCCCAGTCCAGTCCATCGTGCACACCTTGTGTGTACTCATCTGTGATAGGAACCTTAGCATCTTCAATCTTCTGTATGAACTTACTGACTTGCTTAGCAACTTCAGCGTAAGCAATCTCTTTAGCGTGAATCTCTAGGTAATCGTCATCCATTGTTGTCTCCTCTAACAATTTGAGCAGCAAGATAAAAAGTTTTAGCACGAACCGCTGTATCATTAAAACTATATTCATCACTTATCATTGCTTGAGTAGCCTGTCGCTCTAGTTCTAAGGCTAACTGCTCGCGTAATTCTTGCTCAGTCATTGGGTAACTCCTATGCGTTCTCGGGGATGTCTTCTATGTACATATACTCAGGGTTGAACGCTAACCACGCGTTGAGATTCGCGTTAGCATCCGCTCTACCATACCTGTTCTTGACTGGCGCAACTGCCATAGCAGTTCCGACGACTCCGAGAGTACAGATAAGCGCAGGGAGTTGAGCCACCTTTCCTTGGAGTGCCGACCTTGGTTGGCAAGGTTTGCCTTCCACAGCCTCCGATGTATGGTGTAGTACAACAATCGCAGCATTAGTCGCTCGAGCAAGATACTTCAACTCCTTCATAATCGCTCGCATTGATGCGAACTCTTCGCCACCATCAGTGGCTACATCCATTAGGTTATCTACAAAGATAGCCACAGGCGGGCATCCCCATAGTTCTTCAAAGGCTTGAACCTCTTCATCAATATCAACAAGGCTAGGGCTTGACTCAAATGACCAGACAATGTGACTGCCCTTGGCAAGGGTAGCCTTAGTCCAACCCAAATCATTCTGTAATAGATACTCAACATCACTCTGATTCTTACCGCTAATCATTGACGCAAGGCGCATAGCCATTGTGTGTGCGTTGGTATCTGCTGAGATATACAGCGTAGGAACTTTCATCTTCAGTGCTAATGCCAAGGCTAATGTTGACTTACCTACACCTGGAGTTCCTGCCATCATAGAGACTTCTGCTCTACGAAAGATAATCTTATTTGTTTCAAATGCTTTGAACACAGCGGGCAATGGTTCCCCACCAATGTCGGTTCTACCGACTGACCTTACTAAAGTTTTCATTATGCTCCTGTCTTAAGTTGAAACCACCCACTACCTTCCCCGAATAGTAGGTGGTCTCAGTTGTCCCCGAT